GTCGATTTCTTGGGTGTTTGGGAGCAATTGAACAACCCTGGTTTTAATCTGGTGGAATTCCACCTAATTGACATCTTTCTGGTTGGCCGAATTCTGGCCGGACGCATATTTCCCGGGGCTCTGAGGCTGTGGGAGAAGAAGAAGTGATTCAAGTCGCTTGCTACAACCCGCAACAGGCCCATGCTGCCATGACGCGCCAAATATGGCCGCAACTCAAGGCCATGTTGACCGCTGGTCATCGCATGGTTCTCACGCTCAAGCCAGAAACGCGCAGCCTCGCACAGAACGCCCGCCTATGGGCCATGCTGACAGACATCAGTCATCAAGTGGATTGGTATGGCCGCAAGCTGTCGCCGGAGGAATGGAAGCACGTTTTCAGCGCAGCACTGAGGAAACAGGATGTAGTCCCCGGCTTGGATGGTGGGTTTGTCGTGCTTGGGATATCGACCAGCAAGATGACAAAAGCAGAAATGTGCGACTTGCAAACACTGATGGAGGCTTTTGGGGCAGAAAGAGGGGTGAGATTTGGGGCACCAGAACACATCGACCAAGAAACCGGCGAGGTTTACGCATGAGAAGCAAAAACAGTGCACCCATAACCAAAGCAGAACACCAGCACTTCGAGAGGGTGAAGGCTCTGCCGTGCTCTGTTTGTGATGCTCCGCCACCATCAGACGCACACCACATCAACCAAGGGCAGCACTACACCACGGTCGCCCTGTGCAAAGACTGCCATCAAGGCTCATTCGCCGGATGGCACGGCCAGAAACGCGCATGGATCGCTAGAAAGCTGGATGAGATTGGCGCCTTGAATATCACCCTGAAACGGCTACACACATGACCCTCGAAGAAATATACGCCCGCTGCACAGAAGACGGCGACTGCCTTGTCTGGGCTGGCCCAGTCAACAACTACCGCCACCCAACATTGAGCGGCGCCGCGGTTCGCCGGATTGTCTGGAGGTTGCTGCACGGGGAAATTCCAGACGGCAAGCTGGTGACGACCAATTGCGGTGACAGCCTTTGCCTGTGTGAGGACCACCTTGTTCTGACCACGAAGTCAGAAGTGTCACTCAAAGTGGCACAGCGCCATGACTACGCACTGCGAAAAGCTGCATCAAACGCCCGCACTGCCCGGGAGAAGTTCGGGCTGATCACGATGGATATTGCTCGGGATATCCGCGAATCCGACAAAACCGGCGTGGCCCTGGCTGCAGAGCTCGGCGTCAGCGTCTATTTGATCTCAAACGTCCGGACCCACAAGAGTTGGAAAGAGCACGTTAACCCGTGGGCTGGACTGATGGCATAAATCCTCCCCCATAAAACGCGGACCTCCCTACCGTGCCACTCAGGGGTAAATGAGTGGATACCTTTCAAGGCACGCACTTTGTCTTAAATCGGGAATAAGTGAAAACGAGCAGCCATACAGCGCACAAGCGTCAAGTCTCAATGTGTGGCACCCCCAATCAACACAAGGATGCCGATGCGAGTACGACTGAACCTCTCCGACGCTGTGCACGACCTGGCGCCCACAGCCCCGCCATGCTTCCTTAATCGCACTCAGTGGATCGAGTATTTGATATCAGCGGCAGCGGCTCAGAATCACGCAGGAGAGCCCAAGGTCATCCTTGTGATCAATGGAGAGCCGTCGTTCAACCGAGACTTCAATTTCTGCGAGGACTGCACGCAGATCAAGAGCGTGGAGATGATTGGCAAGAGCCGGTGTGACCCGCTATTCCTGAAAAGGGCCAGCGATGAGTAAGACCCAAGCCATTGAAGCCGCCATAGCCCGGGCGCTTGAAAGGCTGGGCAGGGCAACCGCAAGGCAGATCGAATCAGACTCAGAAGTCGCCCAGGCCTGCCGACTGGCTAAGATCAAGTGCCGCCACAGGCTGGAGATGATGGTCAAGGCTGGCAAGATCAAGTCAGACCAAGCCCATCAAAACGCCCTGCATTGGATGTAATCATGAATATCTTCAACAAAACTACCAAGAATGGAAGGGTAAAACTTGAATACAGTAATTGGTGGATGGAGGATGTCTACTTAATATATGCCAGACCTGAGCAGCTTGAACCGTACTTTGGCAAGTATGGTGATTTCTTCTTGCAGGACTTTCTTGTGATGTTGGATTCATACCGCCAATGCGCCTTTGTAAAACATACGCCTCTTGACAATGTTCGCGTAGTAAAACATACAAAGCCAGAATGTGAACAGGCGGGAGCCAAAAGGCCAGAAGCAAAATATCTTGATGATAAATTGATCATGGGAAGATTAGCCAACGCAAGGAAACAAGTTCTTGACGACAGAGAGATGCGAAGAAAACGCGGGAAAATCGTAGGGTTTCGGGCGTAATCCCGGATGGCGAGGGCCAGGAAAGTGAAGTCTGATGGGGCAGCGCAGGGGGCGGTGCATTGGGTGTGAAATATATTTTCAAAACCTATTGACATGGTGTGATTACGTGGCACAATAACACCATAAGCCAAGCAATCCAGCGAGGCACCAGGAGAAAGAAAATGAGCTACCAAGTAACTGTCAAAGCCGAAGCCTACGCAACAGACGCAGGCCCAGTCGTAAAGAAGTCAATGATTGCACTGCCTGAATGCACCATTGACCCCACTGAGCCATCAACTCGCGTTGTGTTCATGGTGGCGCTGCTTGCGAATAGTGATAACTGGTGCTTGTTTTATCACCAAGGCGGCGATTGGGCATCTTTTGGCGATGGCGACGAGAACAGCGCAGAAATGCTTAGCGACTGGATGCCGGATGCCATCCGTGCTTGCGTTGCAGCAGTTGAAAAACGCATTGGCGAATCTGCAGCGGATGACATGGAGTGGTTTACCGACTGGGCGAATGCTGCAGAAGAAACACTGAACACTGCCGACGAGGAAGATTCGGAGTGAACACCCAACCAAAGCGCCCGCCCGCTGACCGTGGGCAGGGCCGCAAGAGCCTGCAAGGTGCTGGAGAGTCGCCAGTCATCCGCATCAGAGGCAGTCAGGAGCTGGCTGACAAGGTAAAGCGCAACGGACCAGAGTGGGCACGCACGGCACTCGAAAACACACCAGAATTGGAACAAGTTCCAGCTAAGTGGTACGACCCCACAACCCAAATCACGGTTCGCCCGCCAGCAATGGCGGGCGTGGATTGAAACAATACAATCTAGTCCTTGATGCAAGTGAGGCGGTTAACCGAAGTGAGAGAGCCCGGTCAAAAGATCCCGCACATGCCTGGAGCCACTTAGGGCCGTCAAGCAGCTAAGCCCACCTTGAGCAATCTCGGTGGGCTTTTTTGCGCTTGTTGACTCCGAACAGATCCATCAAATAATTTCCTGAGAAACACAACTCCCAGGAATCATCATGGCAACAGCGCCTCGCAGGAGTGAGGGTACGGGCAAGCACATAAAAAACAATGAAATCAGAATCATTGGTGATTTTGCCTATGTGCCTTTAACAAAAGGCTTAGAAGCGGTAATTGACGCAGTTGATGTGCCCATTGTTCAAGAATTGCCGTGGTACGCAAAAACAAAAAAAAATGCAACTAGCTATGCTGAAAGCCGTGTAAACGTACATGGATGCATGGTCGGTGTCCTGATGCATCGCTTGATAAATGCCACGCCAAACGACAAAGACACAGATCACATTGATGGCAATGGCTTAAATAACACCCGAGCAAATTTGCGAAATGCGTCAAAAAGCCAAAACATGCACAACGCAAAAAAGCGCATTGACAACTCAAGTGGAGTCAAAGGTGTTTCGTGGAACAAGGTCAGAAACAAATGGCAGGTACGCATTCGTTTACACGGAAAGCAACACCACGTTGGCATGTATTCAAATTTGGATGAAGCAAGTTCCGCTTATTCATCTGCCGCTGCTTCAAAGCACGGCGAATTCGCAAGTGGGCGCTAAATATGCCAACCACAAAAAGTGCGACGAAGATAGCACCCCCAAAAGCCAAGCGCGCAGACTGGGATGCTATCGAGCGGGATTACCGCACTGCCAGATTCACTTTCCGAGAGCTATCCGCCAAGCACGGCGCAGACCCAAGCCTGATTTCACGCAAAGCTAAGAAACTCGGGTGGACACAAGACCTTTCCGTTGCAATCAAGCAGGCCACAGCATCAAAACTGGCAGCCATCAAGCAACAGCCTACAGCCGATGAACTTGTGGATGAATTGTCCACAAAAGAAGTCCACAGGGTAGAGCACGGTCTACAAGAAGTCCACAAAATAGTGACCTCCGCTTCCGATGTGAATGTGGCGGTCATTCTTGGCCACCGCCATGGCTTGCGCTCCATCACCGAAGTCAAGCAGCAGCTTCTTGATCAAATCCGCCAGGCAGCCATCCACATGGTTGATTTGGCAGAAGTCATTGAGATGGTTCGCAACCCAGACGACAACGGCATTGACCGGGCCAACGATGCGCTGAAGAAGGCCATGGGCCGCTCTGCACTGGTGGACGACCTGAAGAAGTTGGCCGATGTGGACGAGAAAGTTCGCAAGGGAGAGCGCGAAGCATTCGGCATTGAATCACTGGCCGATACGCCAGACGCAGCCAAGCCCAAGCGCATCACCCTCGAATTCGTAGACGTGGAATCGCGCACGCTATGAGTGATGCACTGGCCATCAAGGCGCAGTTTCCTATGAAGCTGTTGCCATTGTTCAAGCCCAAGCGCTACAAGGTGTTGCACGGCGGCCGAGGCGGGGCTAAGTCATGGGGCGTTGCCAGGGCGCTGCTTTTGATGTCGCTGGACGAGCCTTTGCGCATCCTTTGCGCGCGTGAAGTGCAGAAGTCCATGAAGGATTCTGTCCACCGGCTTCTGAAGGACCAGATCGTTTCAATGAGCCTCACTGATGAGTTTGAGGTGTTCGACACTGAGATTCGAGGCAGGAACGGGGCTATTTTCCTGTTCGCCGGCCTGCAAAGCCACACGGTTGATTCCATAAAGAGCTTCGAGGGATGCGACCGCGTTTGGGTTGAAGAGGCCCACGGCGTATCGAAAAAATCATGGGACACACTGATACCGACGATTCGCAAGCCTGAATCCGAGATTTGGCTGACGCTCAATCCAGACATGGACACCGATGAAACCTATCAGCGCTTCATCGCCACGCCATCAGATGACACATGGGTGTGCCAGGTTAACTGGCGCGATAACCCATGGTTCCCCAAAGTTCTGGATGACGAGCGCCAAAAGGCCGAGCGCACCATGCTCAAGGATGACTACGAGCACATCTGGGAAGGAAAACCCAGGCGCGTGGCCGAAGGAGCCATCTATCGCCACGAGATTGATGCCCTGTTTGCCGATAGCCGGGTGCGTGATGTGCCATACGACCCACTGTTGCCAGTGCACACGGTGTGGGATTTGGGTTGGAACGACTCGATGGTCATTGGCTTTGTGCAGCGTGGACCGATGGACATTCGCATCATTGACCACATCGAAGAATCAAACCGAACGCTCGATTGGTATGTGGCCGAGCTTGACAAGCGACCGTACCGCTACGGCATTGACTTTATCCCGCACGATGGCCGGACACGCAACTTCCAGACTGGAAAGAGCACAGAGGAGCAACTGACCGACATGCGCCGAAAGGTGGAAGTGTTGCCGGTTGACAGCATCGAAGAGGGCATCAAGGCCGCACGAATGGCTTTTCCCAAGTGCTACTTCGACAAGACAAAGACCATGCGCCTTGTCGAGAGCCTGAAGCGTTACCGGCGCGACGTGAACCAGCGCACCAACGAGCCAGGCGCACCACTTCACGATGAATACAGCCATTCGGCCGACATGTTCAGGTATCTCGGGCAAGCCGTTGACCTGATGAGCAACAACGTGTCAACCAAGCTCGAATCTTTCAAAAACCGAACCAGAAGCTGGAGATAGCCATGCAGATGAGTCCCATCGTCACCCCATCAGGCCGACCCATGTGGTCAGCCGGTTATCACGCCCACAAAACCAAGGTGCACCGCGGCTTTGTCTGTTCGCTTGAATGGATTGGCGAGGGCAAGAAGTCTCAGCCTGCGATGGTGATCTGGCCAGCCAGCAACGTGTTTGCCAGCCGTGAAGGCGCTGGATTGTGGGTGATTGGCCGCAGAGCCATCACGGAGTTCGTGGGTTTCACTGGCAATGGCAAGTGTACCGGTGGCCCAAGTGAGCATTGCATTCGTGAAGCACGCCAGGCATTGCCGATTCTGGATAAGGACATCAACGACAGGGAGGCTTTGAGCGCCCTGGTCGATGTGGTGGTGACGTTTGCGCCTGAGCTGGTGCTGATGCCGGTCACGCCAAAGATCGTCAAGGATTCATTCGAGACCGCGCCTCTTTGGGATATGCGTGTTACCGAAAAGAACTCAGGGAAAACATTGCGCGAGGAGTCCGTATGAAGGGCATGAAGATGGACGAGGCGAGTGTCCGTGAACGCCACACCAAAAAGCGAGATTGGTTCTTGGCCGAGGCTTCTAGGCAGGCCAGCAATCGGATGATGATGGCTAAATCGGAGTCATTTTACGATGGAAACCAGTGGACGCACGAAGACGCCGAAACAGTGCGCGGCCGCGGGCAGAATCCTATCGTCTATAACGAGGTCAAGCCAACCATCGATTGGCTGATTGGAACCGAGCGCAAGACCCGGGTTGACTTCTTTGTGACCGCTGAAGCGCCAGGAGAGCAGGCTACAGAGGATGCCAGCAACAAAACCAAGTTGCTGAAGTACCTTGACGACAGCAACCGGGCGCAGTTTGAGCGCAGCTATGCCTTTGAGGATGCAGCCAAGGCCGGTGTAGGCTGGATTGAGGTGGGTTTGCGTGGCGATAAATCAGGGGTGCCAATCTTCATCGGCGCCGAGTCGTGGCGAAACATCTTGTGGGACTCGCAAGCGACCAAGCGGGACTTGTCCGATGCGCGCTACCTGTTTCGCATCAAAGTCGTGGATCTGGATGTCGCTGAAGCCATCTTCCCCGACAAAAAAGAGCAACTGGCGCAGTGTGTGCAGACCGGAGACGACGCCGAAGTGTTCCGAAGCTGGCTGGGCGGCTCTGGCCTGATTGCTGGCCTGGACACCTTCAGCCGCGATGACCCGAACCTCGACTACATGACCGCCAAGCCGGTGGATCTGTTCAATGCCCGTGAGCGCGTTATGCTGATTGAGTGCTGGAGTCGTGAGCCGTTCGCCAACACAGAGCCGGGGCCGTTCGGCATTGCTGACCCGGTGACGTTCAAGATCGCGTGCTCTGTGATGACCGAGAAGGACATGCTGATTGAAGTTTGGAGCCCGTTCAAGCATGATCGTTTCCCGTTTATTCCTGTGTGGGCCTATCGAAACAGGCGCACAGGCTTGCCTTACAGCCCCATCCTGCCGCTGATTGGACCGCAAGAAGCCAAGAATCACCGAATGAGCCGCAGTCTGTACGAGGCCAGCGCCAATCAGGTGTGGATGGAAGAAGATGCCTTCAATCCTGAGGTGATGGACATTGACGAGCTTCGCCAGGAGTTGGATGCGCCCGACGGTACGGCCATCTTCGCCCGGGGCGCTCTGGCCGGAAACAAGGTGCGCGACCGGGACAACCGCGGCAAGGCGCAGTTCCAGATGCAACTGGCCGAGCAGGACACCAACGCCATCCGCATGATGGCCGGAGTGAACGGCGAGAACCGTGGGCTTGACACCAACTCCATCAGCGGCAAGGCTGTGCTGGCCAAGCAGGAGCAGGGCAGTTTGTTAACCATGGAGCTGTTCGACAACACCCTATTCGCCCGCCAAATGGAAGGTGAAATGACACTGAGCCTGGCCGAGCAGTTCATCACCGAGAAGATCACGGTCAGAAACGCGACTGATGTCGGCAAGTACGACTACACGACCTTGAACGACCCGCAGGACGATGGAACCTACCTGAACGACATCACCCAGCGCAGAGCTATCTTTGTGGTTGGCGAGCAGGCGTGGAAGCAGTCATTTGCTGAAGCCGCCTTCGAGTCGCTGATGCAGGTCATGACCCAACTTGCCGCCGCAGCGCCTCAAATGGTGATGCAGATGCTTGATGTGGTGTTTGAAATGCACCCGAACCTGCCAAAGAAGGAAACGCTGTTGCAGCGCATTCGCCAGGTGAATGGCCAATCAGGCTCAGACGGAAAGATGACGCCAGAACAGCAGGCCGCCAAGCAGCAGCAGGCGCAGATGGCCAAAGCACAGTTTGACTCGCAGATGGCCAAGTTGCAAGCCGATATCCGTGAAGCACAGGCCAAAGGAGAGAAGCTCGAAGCCGATGCGATGGCCAAAAGGCTGGAGGGACTGTACCTCAGTGCCCAGGCCGCGCAAGTGCTGGCCATGGCGCCGCAAATCACCCCGATTGCCGATGAGTTGCTGAAGTCTGTGGGCTTCAAAGACCAGTCAGGAACCGGCGTGATTGACCCGAGTGTGATCCCGCAGCAATCCGAGCCAAGCCCGCAAGTTCCGCCCATGCAGCAGATGGATGGCGGCATGGCGGGCAGTGAAACGATGCGACCCGATGGCATTCAGCCTGAATTGATGTAACCCTTTTTTAACCACGCTGGAGTGTGACTATGACCATGAAAACCCCCGAAGAAACCCGCATCCTGACCGAAATTGCTGCCGCCAAAGAGCGAGGAGAAGACCCGTTTGGTGATAACGACCCGATCGAGGTCGAAGCCGCGCCAGAGTCTGAGTCGATTGCCGACCCGGATCAGGCCGAAGAAATCCCCGAAGAAGTAACGGCTGAAGCTGAACAAGCGCCGGTCGAAGACGCCGCCCAGTCCGAGCAAGCACCAACGGTGTACCAGGCCGATGTGCCGGCCGACTACAAAGCCCAGCGCGCGGAGCTGCTGAAGGAGAAGGCTGGCCTGATGAAGAAACTCATGGACGGCGAGATGGACGCCGACGAGTTTGCAGCCAATGAGGCCCGGGTCAGTGATGCCCTTGAAGACCTGACGGCACAGCGCATTCGTGCCGAGACTCTGCAGGAGGCCAACATTCAATCCCAGGCGCAGTACCAGCGCAAGGAGATTAAGAAGCTGATCGCCAATTCAAAGGCCGAAGTCGATTACGCCGCTGATGCCAAGGCGCAAAAGCAATTTGACATGGCATTGCAGGCCGTAGCCTCCGATGCGGACAACGCCGGTCTTGACTATGCCGAGATTCTTGCCCAGGCGCACAAGGTGGTGCTGGCTTTGCGTGGCGCGACAAGCAAGGGCCAGGTTGTTGAGCAGGCGATCAAGAGTCGCATCCCTGATGTCAAGGTTCCGGTGACGCTTCGCAGCATCCCGACCGCGGCAACACCCAACGCCAACGGCAACATGCTCGATCAGATTGGCCGGCTGACTGGCCAAGCCTATCAGGACGCCTTTGCAAAACTGTCGCCAAACCAGCGTAAGGCTCTGCTGGACGAGGCATAGGCAGGTATGGCGCACCAATCCGGGTTGATCATGGAAATGCGCGTAGGTGAGTCGATTTGCCTGCGCGGAATAAATGGTGTTGACTCCGAAAAAATTGTGCTAATACTTGAATCCAAAGATGGACGCAAGGCGCGTGTTCGCATCCAGGCAAGTCAATCCGTAAGGGTTGACCGGCAGGAAAAGACACCTGTATTGCCCCACCTTCCGTAGCCACGCTAACCCGTGGTGTGTGTCGGCTCGCAGGAGTGAGTCAAAAGCCATTTTCAAGGAGATACCATGGCTCGTACCACGATTTTGCCCGCCGACGCAAACAAACGCAAGGCTTGGGCTGCAGCAGTTGCTGAAGATGCAGCAAAGGATCAATACTTTGCACGGCTGGAAGGCCCAGAAGGTTCCCGCTCTGCGGTGATCAAGAAAACGGAGCTTGAAAAAGGCTCTGGCGATGAAGTGACAACCGCTCTGGTGGCCAAACTGCGCGGCGCACCCATTACCGAAGGCAAGAAATTGTCCGGTTCTGAGTTCCGTCTGCAGCACAGCGCCCACACGATGCGTATCAACGAGTTCCGCCATGGCGTGAACATCGGAGCCCGCATCGAGCAATCGCGTGTTGGCTTCAACCTGAAGCAGCAAGGCCGCGAAAAGCTGACCGAGTACATCAAAGACCTGTACGAAGAAACCATTGCCTGCGCTGCAGCCGGTGCACGCGGTGTTGGTGACGAGATTCAACAACTCGGCACAGATTACGCTGGCTACCCGAACGCTCTGCGCGCGCCGGATGCCAATCACCTGTTCATTGGTGGTGCTGGCGACAAGGTAAAGAACACATTGACGGCAACAGGTGCCGACAAGATGTCTCTTGCCACCGTCAACAAGCTGCGCACCAAAGCCAAGAAGCTGCTTGGATTCGGCGCAAATGGCGTGAAGATGACTCCCATTCGCAAGAATGGCAAGGAGTGCTTTGTGCTGGCCGTGTTGCCCGAAGTGATGCAGGACATCCGCGACGACGCTGGTGGCCAAGGCTGGTTTGAGGCTCAAAAGGCTTTGACCGCTGCCATTGGCAAGGAAAGCGAAATCTTCAAGGGTGGCGCTGGCATGTTCAACGGCGTGCTTGTTGACGAGTGCGAAGTCGGGATCAAGTTCAGCGACTACGGCGCTGGCGTCAATGGTTTGGCTGCCCGCTCGCTGTTCATGGGTGCCAACGCTATCGCTGTGGCGCACGGAACCAAAGGCATGGCCGATGGTATGTCGGTTGCACTGGATGAAGACATGGATGACCGCAACCATGACCACATCCTGTTCTTCGAGATGATCTTCGGCGCTGACAAGACTCAGTTCCCAAGCCCATCGGGGACAAACATGGACTACGGCCTTATCTCCGTGGACACGTTCTACACCGCCGCTGTTTAAGGAGCAAACACCATGGCAAACTATCAATCCAAACAGGTCAAAGCTGGCGTGCAGGCAGTCAGCCCCGATGAAGCCTACGAGGTGATTGGCGTGATCGCTGACTACGTTACCCCCACGGGTGGCCTGGCATCGGGCTCGATCATAGAAATGGGCGCCATCCCTGACAACTGCATCCCGGTGGACATCATTGTTCACACGGGCGTGCTTGGAGCTTCCGTGACTCTGGACGCCGGCATCATGAGTGGCGCCTACGCCTCGACCGACCAGGCCCGCACCTTGGGCAGCGAGTTCTTTGCATCGGCGCAAGCTGCTGCAACGGCTGTGCTGCTTCGTGGCACCAAGTCGTTTACGCCAATCGCTCCAAGCGCAGAAGTGAAGTCGTGGGGTTTGAAGATCGGTGGGGCGACAACCTCGGCCGCCATCAGCATCCGTGCGACGTTGCTGTGTGTTCCAGCCCCTGTGGGCATCGTGAACGCCTAACCATGGCAGGCAAGCCAAGAGGCTGGAGACAGTCCTTGCAACAACCGGAGGGGGAAACCTCTCCGGTGCTGACATCTGAGCAGCGAAACAACCCGGCATACCTGACAGGCGATGACCTTCGTCACCTGGCGTGGACCTTGGGAATGCCCAAGTCTGAAGCGTCGTCAATGAGCGACGACAAAATCCGCTTGCAATTGAAGTATCTGACGCACAGGCGGTACGGCGATGCAGTGGAGTGAATTTAACCCCTACGTTGCCCCATACGTCATTGGGTGCCCTGATCCGCTGATTGAGCAGCACGCAAGGCTGGCGGCCATCGAGTTCTGTCGCAGAACCTCATGCTGGCAAAAGACCCTTGATCCAGTCGTTACCGATGGCGTTAGCAATCTGGTGGAGCTTGAGAATGAAACGGGTTTGCAGATCATCAAGATCAAGGCCGTGTCTGTTGATGGCCGTAGCCACCCGGTAACCGATTCATCTAATGGGTTGAAGCTGGCTCGCTCGGGTTCAACGCAAAACTATTGCTTCACTCAGGACAACAAGACACTGCATATTTCACCGCTTCAAGTTTCCGGTATTGCGGTCCAGGTGGATGCTGTCCTTGCACCATCACGCACTGCGGCAACACTCGATGACGTGATTGGCGCCGA